CTTGATGATATTCGCTCCGCCTCGTAGTGGTAAAAGTGAATTATTTAGCCGTCGTTTTCCATTTGGGCAAAATAATTAGCCGTTTTAAGCGCTCCGTAGGTTGCAATGGTGATGTGATATTAATGGTATCGGTTACCACCAACAAACCCACTGAACCATATAGGCTAGACCACTGCAATGCTTTAGTTAACGTCTCACGAAGTTTTAATCTGCGCTCAAGTTTAGTGAATTCATCTAGCTGTTCAGATTTTAGGTCATTGGAAAAAATATCGCGCCAGTTACGCACCATATCTTCCGAGCGTTTAATACAGACCTTATTCGCAATCCAGTTATCACGCCATAACGCTTCAATTTGCGTTAAGTCATCTGTTAAACTCAGACCACGGGCATAATACGTTTGATCTTGTTTGCTGCCTAACTTCAGTGCAAGTGATTTGATGCCATCTAAAAAATTCATCTTATAAATCCAGTAGTGATTTAGGTCTGCCTAAAATATCCGTTATCGCCATAACCAACGCGTCCACCTGGTCATCGTGAGCATGGCTATCTGTCGCGGTAAAGGCTTCGCATTCATTGATAAAATCCGCTACCCATGGCGCACTTTCAGGCAACATAATGTAGCCACTTTCAATATAGCCCTGAATACCAAGAACGCGGGTGTATTTATCAGCATCAACCTGAATAGGGGTGATTGGGATTTGATTATTGCGGCGAATGGTTTGAATAAGGCTCGTTCCGCTTGCTTTATCTTCCACGTTGGCACGGGTAAGCACTCCAGTTTCTTTCTTTGCCTTATGTTTTGCCCACACATCTTTCAATGTTTGTTCAAGCTCCGGTGCTTCCCATTTGCCTCGAATCAGATCGAGAATATAAACTTTGCCATCAGCGCCTTTACCGGCAATAATGAAAACGGAATAGTCGTTATGTTGGTTCGTTTTTTGTGCGGTATCGGCGTAAATTGCCTTAACTTTGATAATTGGCGGAACCTTATATCGACCAAACCAAGAACCTTTGATAATGCCGCCGCCTTTGTTTGATGGTCGCTGTTGGTAAAGTGCGTTCCATGCTTGCGATCCGACCGCTCGACGGATCTTATTCAGCCGCTCCAAATCAAAGCGTTCAGGGTGTAATGGCTCGCCCTCTTTGCGGAACTCCTCATCCTCTTCTGCAATCGCAGGAAATTTCACTATGCGCCATTGGTCACCACCATTCTTCATCTCTTCAATTAATCGACCCGCTAAATCATCCTCGTGCCATCTTGTCATGCCTAACAACACGCCAGATTTTGGTGATAAACGTGTATAAAGCGTGGTTGTGTACCAATCCCAAACGCCATCTCGAACTGTTTGAGAATTAGCCTCTTTAGCATCTTTTACAGGGTCGTCAATAATGGCTATATCCGCCCCCATCCCTGTAATACCGCCACCAACACCAGCGGAGCGATAAGCACCTTTATGCCCTGCAATTTCAAAAATCTCACTATTACGCAAAGGCTGTCCCGAGACGGTCGCAATGCGTTTATCATTTAAGGATGATTCAGGGAATATATCGTGGTAACTATCGTCATCCATTATTCGCTGAACGTCTCTATTCATTCGGCTAGCTAAATCAGCAGAATAAGAACAGGCAATCATCTGCAAGTCAGGATTTTTACCAAAGGCCCAAGCAGGAAAACGACGGCTAAATAATTCACTTTTACCACTACGAGGCGGAGCGAATATCATCAAGCGAGGTTGTTTGCCATCTATTACATCTTGATAAAATTGCTGCAGCTCTTTTGCAATGAGAATATTGAACCATCCTGTTACGAAGTCAGGTTTGGTTTGCAAGGTGAAATCAATCAAGCTCTTTTGAGCTATCATCACATCCAGTTGCTTTAGATTTAAGCTCTCTAAGAAGTTTGAGTTCATCGACACTTAACCTTGATAAATCCATAGATATTTTTTGCTCAATAGGCGCCCCATTAACACCTGTGATTTCTTGCGTTACTTTATCGCCATATTTTTTAGGTGCGACTTTGGTGATATACCATTTGCGAGCATCAACTCTTAACTTGGCCACGCTAACATCTTCTGGAGTAGCAAGATCTGAAATTTCCAACATCTCCTCAAGCAAAAAATCGGCTTGGTTCTCGCGCGCACGCGCGTACTGGTCGCAAAACTCTTTATTTTCATTTAACCAGCGAATGATTGTTGATTTATTTGGCATTCCTGGTCGTTCACAAATCTTACGCAAACTTTCCCCTTGAGCCAGTAGCATGCAAATATCATCAGCAACTTCCTTTACATAAGAAGATGGGCGACCAGTTTTTTTCTTCCCCACGCCATCAGACGTGGATTTAACCTCGTCCTTTTTGCTCATGGTTAATCCTTTTAGGTTTATTTGTAATATTTACATCACATAACTTAGATATAACTCCGAGATTTTTTATACTAACCTCGGAATTAGATTTAAATCATGTAGCATACATATAACAAAGGGCGCTTGTTTTAACGCCCTTTAATTTTCTATTTAATGCTGAGTGTTCTCAACTTGCCACTCTCTTATCTTATCCACTCTGTGTAAGCAAATATCACGCTCACGCTTGAGAATGACTGAGTATTGAGTGATGTCGCCGTAAGTGTTGCCGTTAAATCCTGTCTTATCCAAGTGAGCCACATAAGCAGGCGGCAATACAGGACAACCGGTAGCTTGTGGTTTACCTGCGCAAGAACTCAATAACATTACGAGGAGCGGAAGCATTATAAGGATGGCTTTGTTTAGCATCTTGTGGGATTGATTTAATAACTTCATCTGATTCGCTCCGTGCTTCTGCTTCAGCCTTTGACAGTTCTAACATGATGCGCTGATTTTCAGCCGCTTCGTCTTTTAGCCATGTTATCTCTTTTTCTTTTTGAGACAACGCTTGCGCCTGCTCTTTGTTGTCGGCTCTTAAGTCAATAATAGTGTTATACTGGTACCGCAAAACGCCGAGCAGGCACAAAACCGCAACGACACCAACACATATCACACCAAACTTAATCCGCTTAATTAATTGTTCACCGGGGTTAAACATAAATCACGCTCTCTTATTCTGCGCTTCATGATTGACGGGTGTGGCTTTCCGTTTACGCTGGCATAATTCGTAAATGTGTTACACATACGCATAAAGTCTTTATCTAAAGCCGCTTTGTATAACTGAGTTTTAAGCCGCTTACCCGATTTTTTGTCGTAGTAGTAACGAGCGCCACCGCACCCTAGGTTGTGTACCACAGACCCCAGGGCGTCAATCTGATTTTGATTCATGTCGGCACCGTTAAAGTAAAGCATGATGCAATCACCTGCTTTCTTGAGATCTTTGGCATATTGCTCCGCTATTTCTTCATCGGTGTAGCGCTTATTTTCAAGAATCATTGTCCCGCCAGTAACAGCTGCGCCAATACCGTAAGTTAAAACATGAGCTGAACAACGGTAAGGATCACGGCGACAACCTTCTTCATTGCCGATAATTTCTGCGCCTTGTTTACTAATAACAAGATCATCAGCATGATCGGAATAAACTTTGCCTACAATGACACTTACCAAACACACCGCGCCGGCTAACGTTTTTTTAACTGTTTTGTTCATTAATCAGATTCCCGTTTTTGTCGCGGATTCCCGCTCGAATTTCTTCAAGCTCCAGCATACGTTTTTTATATCTTGATTCCCGCCAATATCCGCAAACCGTCACAATAATACCTATCAACACAGCCCATTCGGACAATGTGAGCGCACCGATAAATCCTCTAACCCAACCAAGGACTTGAGACTCAATCGGCATATCCTTAAACACTTGCATTTTTGCCATACCCCACCCCGCTTTTCTCGAGGCAATAAAAAACCCCAACTGTTACCAGTCAGGGTTTGTTTAAATCCACATCCATTAATTTCATCGGTGAACATCACTTACACGACGACCACCATATATTCAAATAATAGGACAAGATGACAAGGTTTGTCAATATATAATTTTGATACTTTTTGCATTTTGTCGTCCAGTTCGAAGAATAACGAAACCAGTTACAAGCAGTTCGTGAATTATAGCTTTTGCCAATTTCAATTCTTTTTCAACGTTCCTTTTCACAGTTTTAAGGCTCGGAATGCGAATATCTGACTTACCGGCACACGGCTGCATTTTCATCTCTCCACAGTTTTCACGCAGTTTAACGGCTATGCGATTTATCGTGTTTTTGTTTACGTAATACGAGAACACGATATAGTGTAAAGTGCGGTCGTTCTTGAAGAAGAATTGCTCGATAATCTCACTAATCATCATGCCGACTTCATCGCTGCAAACCGGTTCGCTTGGTTCCGCCGGAATCACGCTTTTCATCAGTTTAGCGATGATATTAAACTGAGGCTTGTCTAATCTACCCAATCTAATCCACGCACCCCATGGATACATGTGCTTATCAACAAATTCTTCCTGTTCCTCGGTCAGTTCAAGCTCGCTAAATTTGCGCATTCATACCTCTAACTCTTTAATTTTTGCTTTGTAATACTTAATAATCGCCTTGCAATCTTCGATGGTGTACTTTTTCGGCTCGTGGTCTTGCCGTTCTAACCAAGCCACCTTGTCTGCACCAATACGATTCACAAGATTAATTCGGTACTCAATGACATTACCGCTTTTATGCTGATTGCATGGTACGCACTGCTTAAAACAGTTAATTTCGCAAAATCTTAATTCCGGGCAAGCTCCAACGCTCCGATAATGCCCCGCATCATACTTACCTTGATGATACCGACCGCAACTGATACAGGGTTGGTCTTTATCCCGTAACCGGATAAATTTATTAAATGCCGCCTGCGCCTCTTTTAGCCATTCTGAGCGACTTTTTAATTTAGCTTTCCGTTCGCTCAGTCTTTTCTTTTCCGCCTTATCTCGCTCTTTCTGCGCATTTTGACGGGTTAAATCAAGTGCGTATTTAGTTTTTACCGCATTTATTTTTGGGTTGTTTAATGGTGGT